TTCAAAAAAATAGGGATGACACCAGAAGAACTAAAGAATCCTAAGATCCCGGTTAAAGTTAACAGGTTCAAAGAGCTTATAAAAGGGATTGATAACGAAGAACTTAAGGATTCTGTCATTAAAGCTCTAAAAGAATATCCAGAGATTCTTTCTGCACAGGTGAAATATCCAGTTCTTTGGTCATTGGTTCCGGATTTGGATAAAGCTAAGGTCTACGATGATTTTGAGAAATTAGCTAGAAGAAAGGGTTATGATAGTCCAGAAGGGATTGCTAAAGTAATCGAAAAAGAGTATAAAAAGAAAAAGAGTGACGTTAGATCATATCTGACTAATCCTGGTATTAAGGTCTTCTTAGATAAGACCCAAATGAAAGAGGAAGAGGCTCCAATTAAAACTAAGCAGGAGCAAACACAAATGCTTCCTGTTGAAAATGAGCACGAGACTTTCAAACCAAATATGTGGGGTGCGAACAGAGAAGCAGACTATGTTGGTGAAAATTTTCAGAAAATTGTCGATAACATAGGAAAAATCTTCGAAAGGCGTAAAACAGGTGAGGTTTCTAAAATCACCAGAATCACAATCATGACATCATGTGATCGTAGAAGAAACACAGGTCCAGCAGAAAAAATGTCTTGGGGTACTTTAGCCTTTGCAAGAGCAGTTAGTATGGCATCATTGGTCGTTGAAATGGCTAAGAAGGTTGGATTACAGCCTGACGAGGTTGAGACAATCAATAAGATGATCAAATTAGATTTCATGGGCGAAAACGGTGATGGAAGTTCAGGTCCAAATTCTTACGTTAATCCAGGATACTATGTAAAAGACGGAGAACAATCTAAATGGGTTTCAGTTAAGGATCCAAGTGAAGTTGTTATTGTTCCAGCATCAGAAGACGGAGGATTACCAACTAAAAATTCAGGAGCAGGAGCTAAAGTTGAAAAGATGAAACCAATTAAGGCCAGCGAAACAGAAAAGTTCAATCCTTATCGTTATAATAATATTATCATGGACATTGAGGTTATAGATCCATCTAGCAAAGCTACAGAAAATATACCTTCAATGGAGCAAATTAAAGATCTAACATATCCGGTACAAATCGTTTTGCCTTCTAGATATAAATCTAAATCTGCTAGCATAAGCTTGCCTTCAATAAAGATAGGAAGAGTTTCAGGATCTCCTGGTAAAAGACCTTCTGTTTCTTGTCCAACATTCGGTGGCAAAGGAAAATCTTCATTATCATTCGGATTTGAATTCAAGCCGGTTACAATAGCAAGCTGGAAGAGCGATATAACCAAGGATTAACACAATTTTAGCTCCTATACGGACAAAACACATTGGAAAGATGAAATACATTAAGACATTTGAATCGTTATCTTATACAAGTCCTAGCGACGTAATAAGTGAGGGTTTGAGCTATCATTTAGACAATAACATTCCTCTAATGGAGAGTGTTTACAGAATAGAGTCAGAAGCTTGGTTAGCATGTATTAATGAGGCCAGAGATCTTTGGGAGAATGGAATTATTGAACTCGAAGAGGACGATCTACTTCTCATTAGCACAGACGCTGGAAGAACGGGTGTTTATGAAGGAGAAGAGGTGCTATTAGACGTTCCTTTCTATTTGGGAGACGGTGAGGAAATAGACGATCTACAAGAAGCTGAATATAGAGGTAGAAAGGTTGATCTCAACAAACCATTTAGAACTCCATCAGGTCCTAGAAAATTTGCGGTTTACACCAAGAACGAATCAGGAAGAGTCATAAAACTTGGATTCGGGCAACCAGGTATGAGAGTCAACAATGACGATCCAGCTAAAGCCAGATCATTCAGAAAGAGAATGAGATGTGACAATCCTGGACCAAGATGGAAAGCGAGATGGTGGGCTTGCAACGTTGTCAGATATAGAAAACTTTTAGGTATTAAATCAAGCCGTCCATGGTAAAAGATCTTCCATTTGAAGAAATAGTCGAATCCAATTCAAAAAAATCTATCCGGATCTTTTCGTCTCATTTAGATGACGAGGAATTGAAATGGCACTGGGACGAAGAGGACAGAATTATTACACCATTATCAGAGACTGATTGGAAATTCCAATTTGATAACTGTCTACCTATAAACATCGATAGATCCATCAAAGTTCCAAAAGGAGAGTGGCACAGACTAATTAAAGGAACGGAGGATCTAAAAATCCAAGTTGAAAAACTTCCTTAAGATATATAGAACAAAATAATAAAATCCAAATGGAGAATATTAAACACTTTTCAGATTTTCTAAACGAAAAGAAAGATAACAAGGGTATTAGCATAGCAGTCTACAATGACCTTAAAACATACTTCGAAGAAGCTAAAAGCCCAAGTTTTGAGGATGCTGTCAAATACATCGCCAAGGTGAAAAAAGGCTGGAAGCTTACTCAAAATGATTTTGACGAAGCTAAGAAGAAGTTTAAATAATCTTTACTCAATTGAAACACGTTAGACTATACGAAGAATTTGATGTTGAAAGATTTATGGATAACCCAGAAGAATACTTTCACGATGACGAATCTAAAGAAATAGAAGAGGGAGACTATGTGAACTCTTATAGAGGTTCTGGAAGAGTCCTTAAAATTGGTCCGGTTTTTATGGAGGTTCAATTATTTGATGGGGTTTCTTCTATAGTTAAGGTTCCAAAAGAAATGGCTAAAAAAATAACCAAAAAAGAGGCCATAGAGATTTCTAAAGCTTTACCTAAAACCAAAAAGGAGTTAGCAGAAATGTCTGAACAGATGACAGGGTTTCTTGAGTCTGTGGTAGAGGAAGACGAAGAAGGTAACGAGGTAATCAAAGGGAATCTCGAAGGAGCTATTAAATATTTAGAGGATATTCTAGTTGACATCATATATCTTTCTGATAAAGACGGATACACAACTTACTACCCAGAATTTGCCAATTTGGTCAGCGGGGTAGCTTCTCTAGCCCACACTATTATAGAATCTACCGATGATCCAAAAGTCAAACTCCAGGTGGATAAAATACTAGACAAATTTTACGAGATATCCAATTAACACGGAATAAAAGATCTTATTTAGACTAAAATGACATATAATTTTGTCTTAATTAGATGCTTAAAGATGTATTCCTAATCGGATGTAGTATAGAAAATTCTAAACAGCTTTCACTTCTGTCTGAGCTTGTTCAGAGTCTAGTTGAAAATAAGAGAGACTTCATTTTATCAAGTCACACTACGATTCCAGACTTTCTAGTTTCCAAGAGTAAAGGCTTTGTCTATCTTCCATCCAATCCAAAATATAGTCCGTTCGATTTAGATAAATTTCCGATCCAAACTTATGGATCTGACGGAGGCTTAAAAATATCCTCTCCGTACATTCTTAAAGGTTCCATAGATTATTTCGGAGTCGGTAATTTTAAACTAATAGCATCGGGATTACAGTTAGCCAAATCACTCGAATACGATGCAGTCCACTGGATCGATTATGACGCTCTTCCTAATTACGATGAAATCAATAGCAACTCTAAATTACTAGAAACAAATCCTCTAGTATTCTATGGGAACTCAACTCATTTTTCGGTCTTAATAGATTCAGTTAAAGAAGAGATTTTCAATCAACCAGTCAGTAAAATTTTAGAGATGCTAAAGAGACATGAATATAGTCTCTCTAGATTCATCATGAATGATTTGGTGTACGGCAGAATTCACATCAGAGATGAATTCTACGTTTACAACTTTATGGGTAGATATGATCAGGTTTCAACCAAAACTAAAATTCATTGGAGTCTTTTTAAAACATCAGATTCCGAAAAAATCGGATTATTTGCTCTCAATCTTTCACCTCTTAACCTTGATATACAAATTCAATGCGATGGAATTTATGAGACTATTACAGTAGATAGTCAAACATGGATGTGGAGATTTATTTCACAGGATCCAGTTAAAAAATTAAGAATAAAGTTGCCTGATAGGGAACAAATTGTCCTCGATCTTGAAGAAAAAACAACAAAAGAAAAATATATCGAGTCAGTAAAAATAGAATTATGATTAAAAAACCGAAAGTTATATCGATAGTAGATTGCTTCGTCCATGACCAAAAAGTTGAGAACAATCTAAGAAGTTGCGTTAAACTTCTAAAAGATAACGGTCATGACGTTCTCCTTGTTTCCAACACTAAAATAAATCCTGAAATTCTAGATCACGTTGATTATCATTTTTACGATAGCAGGAATCAGCTCTTCAAGAACGAATATCCAGGAGTTATTGATGTTGACTTTTGGACAGATTACCAAAGTTTTGTAGTTCACAATATTAAATCCGGGATCCAAAAACACGGTTTATCAGTGTTGATAAATCTATTCAATTCTCTAAGATTGGCAAAGGAATTAGGGTATACACATTTCCAAAGATTTGAAACTGATGACATTTACGGAACTCTGTCATTAGGATGGATTAATTCGGTTCCAGCAATAGTCGAGGTGAATAGTACAAAAGGAATGTTTTACACTAACCCAAGAAACAATCCACCTGATGCTTCTTTCCATTATTTCTATTGTGAAATTGACTATTTTTTAGAAAGTGTCACAACCATCAAATCGGAAGAGGATTACTTAAAATATCTTATGGATACACAAGGTAATAACAATTTTAAAATAGCAGAGGTCTTTTTGTATGATCACATTCTAAAAATGTACAATGAAGGAAGAATTATAGTTAGAGATGGTGAAACGGAAATGAAGGACGATTTTCCAGATACTACGTGGAACACAGTTACATCAGCTAGCAATCTTCCTGAGAAATATAAAGGATGTCTCACTGGAATTTATAGAGTATTTGAAAGTGGAGAGGAGAAAGATTTCTTCTATCTATATTCATACAACTATAACAATTCGGAAATCACTAGGACAGTCCAAATAAAATGCTCTGATACCCCCGACTGGTTTGTTAATGTATCTCTTCCATCCAAAGGTGCATGGAGCTATAATATGATTCCCAAGACCTCCCAAAAAATTACAGTTTACGAAAACGAACAAATCGTATTTGAAGAGACAATATCAGAAGTTAAGAGTTACATAGAAGTAAGATCTTAGACAATATATAAAAATTAAAAGAACCAACACATTGAGCCCCAAATTCAGATTCCAGAAAACTCTGGGAGCAAAGATCAAAAAAAATCAAATGAGGATTAAAGCAGAAGAAGAGTTGAAAAAACTTTACAATCAGACTTCAACCCTAGTTAAAAAGTTCACTTACACTGATTATTTTTTTATGGCAGCTCTTCCAGTTTTTGTTTGGCCACTATACTTTAAATATAAGGACAGGGTTAAAATCTTTGTGTCTGAAACTAGAAACAAAATCAGTGCTTTTAGAACAAAAAGTAAAAGTAAGGGATTACTCTAATGGAAGTAAGTCACAAATACCTTTTAGAAAGATCTAAAAAATATGAATCGGTAAATAGAATTGGCTTGTGCGAATTCTATGGTGTAGGAGCATCAGGTCAAATCATATTAAAACTCAGAAACCCGAATCTTGTCTTTTCTACACCATTTTCTACTATCTCTAAAATTTGGCCAATACTCTCCCCGGGATTTCACGTTAAAAAACAATTCTTCTGGATTGAAATAATACATTCGAGCGAGAACACATCCCAACTTGAAATAGACATCTATGGATATCCTGAGACTATAAAATCAAGGTACAGAGAAAAGACCGAATTTGAGTTCATAAGCGCATTAGACACCACTCTTGACTATTATCTAGATCTTTTAATTAATCACATCTTTTCGATTAAAATCTCAACCAGCGGTGAATATGGGTGGAGTCCGTACAAAAATGGTGACATTGATATTGTCTCAAACCTTGTCAATTTAATCAAATCTCAATTTATCAGAGGTATCTCAGGGGAGGATATATCAGAAAAGCTATCAGATGAGATCTATTGGGTCAGAGAGATCCTAGTTAATGTAAAAAATTCAAAAAACCACATACCCGAAGACCTTATTAAAAGGGCCAAAGAAAAATATATAGAATTAGAGTTTATCACCTCGATCATGTAGATTGGTGACCCGAAAAAAATTCTATCCACTTGAAACGGCTTAATAAGGACAAAATTGTGAGGATCTGGAGTTTGATAATTTATAGAATGGGTAAATCCAAGTATAAAAGTGAGCCTCCTGTTTTAACTTTTCATTCGGGTGAGAAATACGGTGGGATGATTTACGGGGAGTATTACAACGACGGTAACGAGATTAAAATATGGTGGGAAACACACAGTACATCTAAGGAAATAACATCTACACTAATCCACGAATACACTCATTATTTGCAATATTGGCCCTGGTACATTAGGTACATGAAGACCTACAGCTATGACAAAAACCCTTATGAAATAGAAGCTACAAACCAGGCTAATTTTCACGAGCCAGATATTTCAAGACTTTCTACTGATGACGAATGGAAAAAATTAATTAGAAGGGATAAGAAGCTAAAAAGGATCTATGAATCAGTCGAGAGCAAAATAATCATCAACTTCTGAAGTCAACCAATCCTCTCTTATCCAGTACATTAAAATAAGCCTGCTCATAGGATTCACATAAACCAAATCCCATTTTAAGGTATTCCCCGGAGAGATCTAAAACATCAGTAATGATATTCTGCTCGTGCGAAAAGTGGAGGATTTCCTCTATTATTTCTGAAGAATTCATTAGAAGCTTTCCCATTGGAACCAATCATCCCATGAATCCGTTGTGTTATTTTGGATTGTTACTATCTCGCTTATTGGAGCACAAGCCTCTTCTATCCTTTCTAATAGAATCTGACCCATAGATTTTTCATCTGAAACTTCGTTTGGGTTTGGTGTTAAATAATCGTTGTTTAGAACCTGAGCTTGCATAACAGATTACATATGAAAAATGGGAATTAAAAAATACAAAATTGGGATATATAATTAAAAAAAATCATATGGAGGTTAAGTACGGAAGAGAGTTAGAAAACGTTTCTAAATTCATAGAATTTTTAAGTTCTTTGAAACGTGTGGTTTTTGTTACTACCTCCTCAAGAAGTCCTTACATAAAGGAGCATGGTGAATCTCCAAAATCAAGTCAGCTTGCAAACGCTTTAGCAGAATCTTTGAGAAATAAGGGAACAAGTGTGGAAGTTATAGATGGAGCAAAACTAAATATCCACAACTGTTTGGGTTGCGTGAGCGAAAATCATGGTAATCATTGCGGCGTAAAAGAGGCTCAACTAAAGGACGAAGATAAGAATCCAAACGGATTATTAAGATGCTGGGCAAGTCACGATTTTGAAGATGATGAGCTTTGGAAGATTTCTAAATCGATTTATGAGAGTGATGCCGTCATTTTCTTCGCTTCTCAAAGATGGGGTAGTGTCAATGCAATATACCAGAAGATCATAGAAAGACTTGATTGGATGGAAAATATGCACACCACACTGGGAGAGGAAAATAGCATTGCTAACATACATTCCGGATTAATATTGATTGGCCAGAATTGGAGAGTTGAAGAGAGCCTAGAGTTACAAAAACAAGTTCTAACATTCTTTGGATTCAAACAAGAAGATAGTTTATACATAGGATGGCAATACACCAGGGACGTACTCGACGAGAATCCTGGATCATATAAAGACGCTCCAAATGCCTTTGAGGAATCTTGGGGAGTACCCGTTTACAGATGGGAAAAAGAAGAGGGAACAGAATTAAGCGTCGAAGCAGAACCTCAATCTTCAAATGAGTCTTATGTACACAGCTTTAGTTCCTTTATAGAAAGAGTGAAACAAATCTGACAATTCACGGAATCCTGACTTATGTTTGCGATGTAAAAAATCAAAAACATGATAGACAGAATTAAATTCTCTAGTTTTTTAACACTGAAAGTCTTAATGCTTTCGTTGTTAGCCTTTATTGGATTTGCTATTTTCATAGAGATATTCGGTGATAATTCCAAAACGATCTTCGTTTTAAATCCATTCGTTAGTGGATTTATCCACGGTAGCTTGGATCACATACTTTTTAATTTGAGTATGATATTTTTATTTTCACTAGCACCTATTAATTCAGAATACGATATTAGAAGAATCTTTTGGGTTACTTTTATTCTATCCTGTTTATATTTACCAATATCACTCTTACATATTACGGAGCCAGCAATAGGAATCTCTGGAACTTGTTTCTTTCTTATGACTCGTTTTTTCTTCTCTAGACAGTCAAATAAGATCATTTGGTATTCTCTATATTTCTTCCTACTCATGGCCGAGATTTACGCAATAGCAGAAAATGATGGCACTGCTCACGGAGTACATATACTTGGTGCTTTACTAGGATACCTTTCCTTAAAGAAGGATACTATAAAGATCCCTAAATTCATCCATAGATTCATTTAAGCACATAAAAAAACCAGATATTTTCATATCTGGTTTTTTGTGATGTATGGTTAATGTTATTCCCAAACTAGAGATTCGAAAATTGGATCACCTGATTCAAATGCGAATGACTCCCAAAATTCTTTACCCTTAGTGTACATGTCAGCAAAAAATCCTAAGATGTTATCGTGCACACTCTGAATAGAAGACTGAACGTTCTTTCCGAGTTTTTGTGCAGCTGATTTGGCTTTATTGTATGCTTCAATGCTTGATGATTTGATTGATTCGTATCCTTGCTTAACAGTATTTTTAAATTTGGCTACTGCCTCCGCACCCTTCTTAGCTATAGCATCCATTCCCGATTTAACATATGCTGCAGCATCCTTAGATGTTTCCACTATGGCTTTTACCGCCGGAGCTAATACGCCTTTCATTTTTTGCCAAGCTGTAATAGCTATACCAGTTAACGTGTAACCGATTGCTTGTAAAACTGAATAGAAAGCGGTCATAGCTTCTACACTTTTTCCTGCCCAAGCTGCCAGACTTTCCATAGAGGAGTTTAAGAAGTTTGATAAAGGTTTGTATGCTTTTTGTCCTACTGCCTTTGCCCATTTAGCAGCCTGTATAATACCTTGTAGAGTTACACCCATAACGAAAGCAATTTTGTCACCAACAAATTTACAAGCCGATCCAATTCCTTGGATTAAAGCTGTTGCTGCTTCTATTGTAATTATTGCAAATCCTGTTGTTGTGTAAACTATTGCCTTACCAATTGCTTTAACACCTTCATATAAGAATTCCAATCCAGAGAATTTACCACTCTTTCTTAGATCTTCAAACATTTTAGATGAATCCTTTTTAGGAATAGCTATCACATAGGTTTGATCTCCATTTTTAACCAACCAAATCGATTCGAAAACGTCGATTATTGCTGGATCTAAACTTGCTCCCTTTGCCTGATCTGGGGTTTCGATTTTGATGTATATTTTTTTGATGGTCTCGTCTTGTTTCTTAGTGTCCTTAACACCTTTTAGCTCGAGCATTTTTCTGAGTGTTTGTACACCGACCTTTCCATCAACAGTTAATTTATTGTCGGCTTGGAATTTCTTAACTGCTGCCAGAGTTTCCTTTCCGAAAATACCATCAGATTTTACACCTAGATCTTTTTGAATTTGGGAAACCCTTGGTGATTTTTCACCCATTTTGATGATTGCGAATTGGTTGATTACCTCGTCCTCGTCTATTGATTCTCCAACGAGAAGAGCTAGATCTTCATCGCTCATAGATGAATCTACAGGAGTAAAGTCTGGTTTTACTGGCTCATCAGATTCATTCATAAATCCAAAAGATTCGTAGAGTGAATTGAACTCGGTAAATGATAAAAGTCTATTTTTCATTCGTTTAATATTTTTGTGTGTTATTATCTTATTTGTCAACTTCGAAGTAAATACCTTGGGCAACTTCCTCGTCTGCTTTTCTTATTAAAGCATCAACGTCTTTCCCCTCTTTTCTAAGTATTTCCAATCCTTCTTTCCAAAGTGGATGCTCTCTGCATGTATCAAAATTAGCAGGCTCGTCAGAGTAATAATTTCCACCAGTTATTGTGCTGAATTTCGGATCGTAGTTCCATCTTTGATCTTGTCTTGTTCCCCTACCGTTATTCATATTTTTTTCCGATTGGTAGGCGTGACCAGCCTTTAAAATTAAAGCTTCTGTTGGTGTTATGCGTCTTACAAATTTAGATCCCTGTCCTCCCCAAAAATTAGATTGCTTTGCAGTATTACTATCAACTTCAAGTTCTTCGTCTCCCCATGGTCTAGAAAAAACCACCTTTTTGTTCGGATCGCCTTTACCTAAAGCATATTCAGTAGCCTGAGATCCTATGTTATATCCAAATCCTTGAGTGCCTTTTTGACATGATATGAGTCCTGAAGCTAACATTGTGCACACTACGCCAGTGATGAATTTGTCTTTGATGCTCTCCGTAACTTCTTCTAAAACTTCTATTTCTCCGTCAGGGGTAAGCATTAAATTGTATTCAACACCTTCGTCGTCCACAAATTTGAATTTACCAGGATTCTGTCCATTAACACCCAATTTAGATAGTTTTTGCTTTAGTTCCTCTATTTTTTCCTTTGGTAGAATCTCTATAATTTCAGGAGATTCTTCTTTCATTTCTGAAGATTCGAAAGCTTTTTGATATTCCAAAAAGGACAAAATTTTATTCATAAACTGCATTATTATTTAATCTATATATCCTGACTATTTTTTTATCCCGCCGATTTGATCTAATTTTGGACCATGATGAAAACGAGAATATTCATTTTATTACTCTTACTTGGTTTCGACTGTTACAGCCAAGATGTTAGAATTCTGGATTATGAAAAATCTCCAGTTGAGCACGTATCACAGGTCCTGGACAAAAGGATGGACAGATACGTGGAAAAATTTAACCATGATCTCGAAAGGGATGATTTTTTAGATTTTTGTGCGGCCCAAAGATCATACTATTTCTTGTCGGTTCTGGAAGAGACTTCGGAAAGTAAGGGCGTTTCTCTATGGAAGGTTTTTGATCAAATTCCTGCAGAAGGACCTTCGAAGAATCCACATAATGAGCTTTTTGATAATCCCGAATATTTCATGGAACCATCTACTCCTTATATAGAAGCAATTAGGGATTTCCAAAAAATGAATCTAGGAATACAGAGTGAAATAATGCAGTTTCATTACTGGACTAAAAAATACACGGAGAGAAAAAACATAGAATCTCTATCAAACACAATAGCAGACGAACTTGGGAATCTTTCGAAATCTGGAATTCTTTCTCAGGCAATTCTAGAAAACTATATAGCTTCACCGTCACACCATAATGCCATCATTAAAGATGGTAACGGTCAATATGGGATCTCGACCATGGTTTTAATGTCAGAAAGAAAATTACCATCGGGTGAATGGAAATACGAAGGGATTATTATCAATCTAGTCGTTTTCTCTAAACCCTTAAATCGATAAATTATCTTAGAGATAAAAGATATTTGGTTTTATCTACTAGCGATAAAATTTCATCGAGAATGTTGATTATCTCTGAATCCTTAGATGGGTCAAACAGAGATCTGCATTCTGAAGAGTAACAATTGTACAGATGATCCATAAATTCACTTAAATCACCTGCTTCTGGCGATTCGAAGTTTTTAAGTTTAAGACAAAGTTCATCATCATTTAAAGTTGGTCTTCCATACTTACCCATGATGGTTTCAGCTAAAGTATCTCCGAGATCTGCAAGACCTTCAAACAATTTATCTAAAGCTTTATGTTGTCCATACAAAGCAGACTGCCAGTGTAAAAGCTTAGATTGAGATGTGTTTTGAAGTATCTTAGAAAAAACAACAGAGTAACTTGGCGTTGTTGGTTGATCTACTTGTGTTGGCTCCTGTGGCGTTTCTTCACCTTTCATTTCAGGGTTGATTTCATCGCCGAAAGCGCTTAAACTCATTATTTTGTCCATTTGAATAATTCTTTATTTCTATATATAAAAATTGAACGTGAAACTTTTATAACATATATATCATAAAAAACTATTATGATCTGGCGAAAATTAGGAACCGGAGAGAAGATCTCGCTGATCGATTATCTCCAAACATGGCTTAAAGAGAACGAAGAACACAAGCTGTACATCGGATGTGATTCACACAATTCTGGTTCACAGACCAAGTTTGCCGTGGCCATAGTTTTACACCATCCTAGAAAGGGTGGACACGTTATTTACTCGAAAATAGCTCTACCTAAAATGGGCTCAAAAAATTCGAGCTACGAGAGATTGTGGAAAGAAGTTGAGCTTAGTGTTGAGACTGCTCAAGAACTTATGAATAACGGAATTCAGAAGCCGGATTATATTGACATTGACTTAAATCCGGATCCTAGGTATAGATCAAACGATCTTCTTAGAGCAGCAGTGGGTCTAGTAGAATCTCTTGGTATTGAGGCTAGATACAAAACACTATCAAACTGGTCAATTGCAATTGCAGACACCTTATGTAAGTAAAAATCCACAATGAAATATTATTTCAAGACTGGAACATTGTGTACCCGACTGAGTATAAACTCAGTTATAAATAAAAATAAAAAGAGAAATGAAAAAAACATTATTAGCTTTATTTGCTGTTGCGACTTTAGCTTTAGTTTCTTGCAACGGTGGTTCAACCGAAGCGAACACGTCTACAGATTCAACTACGGTTGCTGTTGATAGTGCTGCTGTTGACACTACTGCCGTTGAAGCTGACACTACCAGCGTAGACACTACAGTATCTAAGTAATTGATTCCGGAATTATCCGGATCTGGAGAGGTGGCAGAGTTGGTCTAATGCACCGGTCTTGAAAACCGGCGATCCCGAAAGGGGTCCGTGAGTTCGAATCTCACCTTCTCCGCAAAAGAAAACCGACTATAAGTCGGTTTTTTGTTTCATTTTGATATATAGGAAACATGAACGATCAAGACATCATAGCTTTTAAATCTCCAATCGACAATGAATTCGATGTGATTGTGGTTTATCCTGAGCACGAAAAATACGCTCAGTTTAAATCAGCTTTGAATGCTGCGCAAGAAAATATGGCAGCACTCATAGTCGGAGAACAAAAGATACTGGTTGACGGAGAATCTCTAAAAGATATAAACATGAATCAATTCAAGGCCATTCAGGCACATGAAATCTGTCACAGCATTTTAGATCATTCAGGAATTTCTGAAGAAGATGAAGTTGAAGCCGACCTAACGGCTATCCATCTATTACTCGAGCTAGGAGAACTGGAGGCTTCCAGATCCTTGGCAGAACGACTCTTAAATCAGAGGGGATTAGATCACCAAAGTGTTTCTTTGGATGAGCGATTATCTAGAAGATCCCTGAAGTTGTTCTCTGAGTATAGGAAAAAGTTCACTAGATAATCCAAAAATTTTTTTTTACTCGAGAAACACTCTTATATTTGGGGTGTACAACAATTAACAATTGGTCCCTTAGCTCAGCGGATAGAGCAACGGTTTTCTAAACCGTAGGTCGAAGGTTCGAATCCTTCAGGGACCACCAAATCGTTCTTTAAATAATGCCCGGATGGCGAAATAGGTAGACGCAAGAGACTTAAACAGATTTCTTACTGAATGACAAACTCTGCGGAAATTTTTTCGAAGTGTCTGTAGATATATACTACATGATAAAATACGACGAAAAAAAATTCATAGAGGTTTGCAGTGAATCAAATAGCATGAGAGAAGCCTCCATTAAATTAGGTATTCATTTTAATACTTTTAAAAGAATAGCTTTAAAACTTGGATGTTATTCAACAAACATTGGAGGACGAGGAGGGACCAAGCCAAAAAGAAATGCTATGTCACTAGAAGAAATTCTTCAAGGTAAACACCCAACATACCAAACTTATAAATTAAAATTAAGATTGATAAGCGAAGGAATAAAGGTTAACGTTTGCGAAAGATGTGGTGTTTCTGAATGGAACGGAAGTCCTCTAAATTGTGAATTAGATCACATTGACGGAGACAGATCGAATCATAGATTGGAAAATCTAAAAATTCTTTGTCCCAACTGTCATTCACAAACACCAACATTCAGATCAAAGAATATCAAATGAGTGCTCCCGGAGAAATCCGGGAAGTAGAATTCCGTAAATTCGGCGAAATCTTTAAAATGACAACGCCGAGCCAAGCCCTTTATAAAGGGAAGGTGTAGAGACTAGACACTGAACATCTAAGTCCATTAAGAGATATGATGAAGGCATAGTCCAGACCACAAAACACTAGATGGTAGTGAAAGCTATAGTGGTAAGAAAATCTCTCGGGCCGAAAGGCTCATGCCGGTTCAACTCCCGCCCCGGGTACTAGATGTCGACAAGTTGATCTAGAGATGAGCAACAGGAAAGCCTTCGGGTAATCTAATGAAAGACTTTATCAAAGACTGCAGATTTGATAATAGACATCAACTTGCCCTCTTGGCGGAATTGGTAGACGCGCTAGATTTAGGCTCTAGTCTTCGGGTGGGAGTTCGAGTCTCCCAGAGGGTACCGCCCCCATTTCGTACCTTTGTTTAGATATATAGTCTAAATAAAGGTTACGAATATGGCAAGAAAAGAGAGAAAGTATCATTACATCTATAAGATCACATGTCTTAGAAATAATCGATACTACATTGGAATGCACTCAACAGACGATCTGGAAGATGGTTATATGGGTGGGGGAAAGAGGATCAAAAATTCTGTTAAGAAGCATGGAAAGGATGCACACAGAAAAGAGATTCTAGAGTTCTTTGAAAATAGGGAAGATCTAAAAAATAGAGAGATTCAATTAGTGAACGAGGAATTGCTCAGTGATCCCATGTGCATGAATTTACAATTCGGAGGTGGTGGAGGATTTATAGATCCAGAACACCAGATGAAATGTAGCTTAGCAGGGGCAAAATCCCCAGGAAGGACTGAAAAATCTTCTAAAAAATTAAGGGAATTATTAAAGGATAATGAATACAAGGAGAAATACAAAGAAAAAATAAGTGAAGGTAGAAGGGGTCAGCCAGGAAATAAAGCAATGCTAGGAAAAAATCATGATATTGGAACTATTTTAAAAATGAAAGAATCCCACAAAAAGGATAAAAATTCACAATTCGGAACCAGATGGATTACTAACGGATCTGATGAAATGAAAATAAAACAAGAAGAAATACCAGAAGGGTGGAACCTTGGTAGAAAAAAAAATTAAATAATAAACGGGTGTGGTGCAATGGTAGCATACCGGTCTCCAAAACCGTCGATGGGAGTTCGAATCTCTCCACCCGTGCAAACTACATTTTCCCGTAGTGTAATGGCAGCACACCACATTTTGGCTGTGGTAATTCAGGTTCGAGTCCTGACGGGAAAACCAAAGTTCTTTGAAATATTGTCAGTTAGCTCATTTGGTTAGAGCGCCACGCTGATACCGTGGAGGTGACTGGTTCGAGTCCAGTACTGACAACCATATAATGCGGTGTAGCTCAGAGGCAGAGCAGGGAGCTGTTAACTCCAAGGTCGGGATCTCGGAATTCCCCACCGCAGCAAAAGCCCTCTGGTGGTGCACCACCATGGATCGAAGATAGGGAACGCTTACCGTAAGATCAGCGCGCTCATTGCCTCCGAATCGTATGTCGGCACAGTTAGCAACTCTGGGGATAATTCAAAAGTTGCAAATGCAGGTGTAGCTCATTTGGTAGAGCGCCAGCCTTCCAAGCTGGAGGCAGCCGGTTCGAAGCCGGTCACCTGCTCGCCCCCATTTCGTACCTTTGTTTAGATATATAGTCTAAATAAAGGTTACAAATGGCAAGAAAAGAGAAAAGGTATCATTACATCTATAAGATCACATGTCTTATAAATGGAAGATACTACATCGGAATGCACTCAACAGACGATCCGGAAGATGGTTATATGGGTGGTGGAAAGAGGATCAAAAATTCCGTTAGGAAGCATGGCAAAGATGCACACAGAAAAGAGATTCTAGAGTTCTTTGAAAATAGGGAAGATCTAGTTGGTAGAGAAATCCAATTGGTGAATGAGGAATTGCTAAATGATCCTATGTGTATGAACCTTAATCTTGGAGGAGAAGGAGATATAAGATGGGCAAGAGAATCTAGGAGAAATGGTGCAATAAATTCTAACAAAATAAACTGGAAAAATCCTGAATTTGTGAAAAAAATGAAAGAGACAGCAGGAAAAACTTTTGAAAGACTTTGGAAAGATCCGGATTACAGAATCAGGTTATCGGAGGGGGGTAGAAAATCATTCAAGGGTAGAACCCACACAAAAGAAGTGAGAAATAAAATTTCCGAAATTACTTCAGCTAGTCAAAAAGGAGAAGGTAATTCACAATACGGAACGGCTTGGATATTTAACGAATTAACTAAAGAAACTAAAA